GAAGCATTCGATAAGTACAAGCAAGCTGTACAGAAGTACAAGGATTATCCTATGTATTTCTGTAGTATCCCCCAAGACATGAACATAATCAAGAAAGTTAACGAGGAGATGTTCTTACGACATCCTTCGAAGACTGTCATCAATTTGATTGACCACTCACGATTAGTTCTTGGGAAGGAGGATACAGAACTGCAGAAACTAAACACAGTTTCTAAGTCCTGCATGTGGATGCAGGCAAAGATGCAATCCATAACAATTCTACTTTCACAACTGAATCGTAACATCGAACAGGAGTACAGAGCCAAACAGCAATACCAACCTTTGCTAACCGATCTCTTCGGAGGTGATTCTATTGGTCAGGACTCTCATGTAGTTATGATGTTACAGCGTCCCTACGACTTGTATGGGATTACTGATTCGTACTGCGGACAAGACCCTGTTGGGTTACTAGCTTGTCACGTGGAGAAGAATCGTGATGGTTTGCTGGGAATGATCCCATTTCAAACAGATTTATCAACATTCACAATTAATGAGCGAAGTAAAGATTAGTCTTCCCACTAGTAAAATTAAGGCTAGTAGGAAGTCCCCAAGAAACTTCGTTCTCTATGGTCAACCTAAAGTAGGCAAGACATCAGCTCTAGCCCAGCTAGACAACTGTCTAATCATTGACCTAGAGGACGGAACTGATATGATTGATGCTCTCAAGATCAAAGCCAATAACCTAAAGGACTTGGCTAAGATTGGGAAAGAGATTATCAGTCAAGGCAAACCTTATAAAGACATTGCAATTGACACAGTTACACAACTCGAAGTCTGGTGCGAACCAGAGGCGAAGAGAGTTTATCAGAACACGCCCATGGGTAAAAACTTTGATAAAGAGAATGCCGGACTATCTGTTCTCACTCTACCTAATGGCGCTGGCTACATGTATCTGCGCATGGCTTTCAAAAAATGGATTGAGCGGCTTAACACTCTTGCTGATCATGTTATTCTTGTTGGTCATCTTAAGGAGGCTAAGATAGAGAAGAAAGGCAAAGAGGTAGCTTACAAAGACCTTGACTTGACCGGAAAGATTCGTAACATCACATGTGCTAATGCAGATGCAATCGGTTATGTGTTTCGTGAGACCGATACTACAATGATTAGTTTCGACTCTCTTGGTGACATACAAGCCGGTTCACGGTGTGACCACCTTAAAGGTCAAACGTTCCCTCTTGAATGGGACAAAATATTCATCGACTAACTTTAAACCCAAACACTATGATTGAAGCAAATCAACAAACGGAGCCTACCGTAGAAAAGCAAACCACTCCTGAAGGAGAGCAGAAAACCCTCACACTTTCTGGTATTATCGCAGACCTTGATAACGGTCTCGGTCGTCCACAAATCAAAGAGAAGTATGAGCTTACTGGGATGGAGATCAAGCAATTGTTCCAACACCCTATGCTCAAGAACCGTCGCCCAAAGAGAGCACTGACTAAGATCAGCTTTACTCTCGTGGATGACGTAACTCCCAAGCAAGAGGCTCCTCAAGAGAACCCAAACCAATTGCGTGTTGATACTGAAGCACAGCGTGTGGAAGACAACACTGCAGAAAACGATTCATTTGACACCTTTGAACTTATTAACTAATGGCTATTAACGCAAACAACTCCAACGAAGAAGTAGCAGGTGGTGGTGGAGTACCACTGTATGTGGGTATTGCCCCTATGCAAATCATGGCTGTGAATCCCTCACAGTCTGAGCTAAGTGACCTAGGAATCAACTTACGAGCAGAACCACAATACACTGATGTGTCTATTGGGGGTGATACATACAACAAGATTACATTCTGGTTGAAGTGCATCGAGCCTTCGTTTACTACACGCTTTGACATTCTTGTAAAGCCAGAACATCGTGTTGCTAAGTCAGGGAAGAACTTGTGGTGCAATTCTGTAGGTCAGTTTGTATTTGCAGACCAAGACCCATCAGAATTGTATGACTGGTACAAGTCTAGTGGTGTGCGTAAAGCATACGTCGGTGAGGACATGCTCATGGATTTCATCAAAGCATATGCTAACGTAATTAATGGTGATGAGTGTACATTCGATACCATTGATAAGATCATGGCCGGTGATGTCACAGAGATTCGTCAGCTTGTAAACGCTGTGGGGGCTGATAACCGGGTTCGTGTATTGCTCGGTGTCAAAGATGGTAAGTATCAGCAAGTGTACACGAAGCACTTCGGTCGTCTTAAGCCTTTCCGTAAGGATCTGTTTATCAAGCAGCTTAATGATGACTATGGTGCATTCAATGCAGAATACAATACTACTCTTGATCTTGAGAAGTATGTTCCTGGTTTGATTACCCCAGACCCAGAACCTGCAGCACAAGCTGAAACCGTCGACAGCGATTGGTGAGTTTTTCAGGGTTATCATTAATTGCTGGAATAGGGAGGGGGACTACGGTCCCCTTCCTTATTTTTACACGCTATGATTAAGCATAGAAATAGCCATGATCATTTACACAGCGACGTAATACTAAGCAAGATAACAGAGTACGATATCTTTAGACACTATTGCCCTAACTTCAAGGAGCTTGGGGTAAAGTTTTGCAGTGATCTGCGTGAAGACACTAGACCTGGTGTCAGTATCGTTGAGTGGAAGGGTGGTCTACTATACAAGGACTTTGCTAATGAAGAACATACCTTCAATTGCTTTGGGTATGTGATGCACAAGTACAACTTAGAGTTTGTAGGTGCGTTGCAGCTTATATCTCAGGACTTTGGTCTTGGGTTAGTGAGTAGTAATATAGTTCCTACTGCTAGAAAGTATGAGTACAACAAAACACCCTTAAAACGTTCAGTGATTCGTATAAAAGCTAGACATTGGAATAGCTTAGATGCAGATTATTGGAAGAAGTTTTGCATTCCTAGAAATTTATTGGTTAAATTTGATGTTCACCCAATAGAATATTTCTGGATTAATGAGACACGTTTTCACCCGCATAGTATCAGTTACGCTTTCCGTTTTCCGAGCGGTTATAAGATTTATAGTCCGTATGAAGAAGAAAATAAATGGTATAGTAACGTGGGTAAAGATGTTATTCAAGGGTATTCTCAATTGGTTGACAGCGGCAGGATTGTATTTATCACAAGTTCGCTCAAGGATGTCATGTGTTTGGAGGTGCTTGGTTACCCCGCCATCGCTCTACAATCCGAAATGCAACTGCCCAGTGAAGCGCTCATCAAAACGCTCAAAGAAAGGTTCGAAGAAGTAATCGTTTTCTACGATAACGACTTTGGGTCAGAGCAAAATCCTGGGCAAACTGTGGCTTCTAAGATTTGTTCTAAATTTGGACTTGCTAATGTATATGTTCCTGATATATATTGCAGCAAGGATATCTCTGACCTGATTAAAAATCGTGGTCTTAATGTAGCACAACAACTAATCAATAAAGAGATATGGCAACTAACAAACAAAAGCAAATCGACGAGATCCTACATAGATGTGCCATTCTAATGGCTAATCTGGGAACTAGAACACCACATGATGTAGGAAGCCGAGAGAAAGCAAAACAACTAGAGAAAGAGTGGCTTCAAGAAATAAAAGACATAGATCCAGAACAGTACAAGGTTCTAGTCCCAAGTCTACAAGAGTAAGAAACGCAAGAAAGAAACAAGTAGATGGTATTAACTTCCGATCATTACTAGAGGCATTCTGTTATCAGAAGCTGAAAGACGCAGGAATTAAATGCGAGTATGAGACAAAGAAGTTTGTACTGTTAGAGGGCTTTCATTATAATGCTACCCGCTTAGAAGATAACGGGAAGACGGGATATAATGATAAGAAGAAACACAAGGTTAGAGATATAACTTACACTCCGGATTTTCTAGATCCTAAGGGTAGATGGATAATAGAGTGTAAGGGGTATGCTAATGAAAGGTTCCCTCTTAAATGGAAGATGTTTATGAAGCAACTCAATGAACAGGATGATCCCCCTGTTCTATTCGTACCACGCAATCAGAAGCAAGTATTGCAGACGATTGAAATGATTCTAGAACTAACGGCCCCTACAAAATAGGGGCTGTTTTATTTTACACACATGAGTATTAAAACTGTTGGGCAGGCAACCCAATCAAACACTCGTGGCTTAGAGAAAAAGATTAGTAAAGGTGCAGAGCATCTGATCTTTGATGTACTACAAGCTACGCAATACTCTACCCCAATACCTTCAACTATACGTGAGCTGGTGACTAACGCCTGCGATTCACAACGGGAGAAGGAGATTGCAGTAGAGATACTTACAGGTAAAGCTCAGGTTGAAGATTACTTTATTACTCGACATGGAGAAGAGTATGAAGCATCTAACTTCAATCGTGAGTACTACGACCTCAACTATCTGGACATGGAAAATGATCATGTCAAGGTCAGATATATTGAGGACGATTCAGGCTCTGGGTATTGTGATACTGTAGAGATTACAGACTTCGGTGTTGGTATCGGAGGACGTCGTCTCGAAGGTATGCTCGAGCTTGGATATTCTACAAAGCGTAATACTGCTGAGAACTTCGGTGCTTTCGGTTTAGGTTCTAAAGTAGCATTGTCTACTGGTGTTCCTTACTATAGCATTGAAACTGCGTACAATGGGAAGCTGTTCAAGATGAACTGCTACCCATACAAGACTGACTTTGTTATCGGGAAGTGGGATTCCGATGGACAGATAACGTTGAGTAACGGAGAGCCGGCGTATTACAAAAACTACAGCGGAAAGAATTACACTAAGATTTCTTTCGGGGCAAAGAAGCACACTCGCAGAGCATTTAGCAATGCAGTAGAAGAGCAGCTTTGCTACATACCATCAGTCAAGTTTGACATAGTAGATTCTCAAGGGAGACCATACTCTCCTAGAGTTAGTAGAGACATTCTATTAAATACAGATAATCTTATTGTGACAGACTCAGGTTGGTATGCAAGACCACACATCGTGATTGTTAAGAATCCTGGAGATACTACAGGTATTAACTATGGGAGGATTGACTTTCGTGAACTCGAGATGGAGGAGTTGTGGGGCAACATAGGCATCAAATGTCCTATGCGGCAAGCATACATCAACGAAGATGGGGAAGAGATTGTAATTCAGGACGGTGTAGATGTGACCCCGTCACGTGAGAAAGTTATATGGAATGACAATACGAAGAAGTATGTACAAGGGATGCTGGAGAAAGCAGCACAAGACGCAACGGAAATAGTAGAAGAAGCACTAAAAGAAGACGATTTTATAAAGTGGATACAACTCTGTTCAAACATACTATACAAAGGAGACACCTCTGATGCAGGCAAGACTGATAAGCTTAGTGCTATCAAACATGTTGCTCGTATGGTAGATGTCTCTAGTATTCGTCCCAAGTTCAAGGATACAGGGATTAAGTTCTCTAATCCTAAATCTATGTTCAAAGGCTATCGGGTTAGAATAGTCAATGCATCTGGGTATCGAGATGGGATTAATCGTGTAGATGTAACTGATTGGACTGGGATTGATTTATCCAGAGTCTATGTAGCAGAAGAAGGTAGTGTATCTAAGGTAAAGGACCTCTATCTTACGTCTCAAGGCGTTGATAGGTTTGTCTTAATTTCAGCAGTTAGCAGTGATAAGTTTGTTAAGGAGCTCGCAGACGCTTTTGACGATGATCACAAAGCAAGAATACTGAAGGAAAAGGCAGCCTATGAACTGCAAAGAAGTAAGATAAGTGACTGCCTTAGTAATCACACCTCTCTGCTGCATAGTTACTCTGATGTAGATGTCCCAGAAGTATTTGCAAATAACATCAAGTTTAAAGACGAAGAGGAATCAGGAAAAGCACTCACTCCTGCAGAACAACGTGCACTTGAGAAACGTATCGTAGGTTTCTCCCTGCGATGTAATAGCAGTCACAAGTGGACATGGGATAAGTTCGAGCCTAAGATTCAGACTATTCTAGAATCTGAGAACGAGACTTATTATTGTTCTAAGGCAGATGACTACAAGCTACGTATGGCAGCTAAGATACTGTATAGACGTGTCCCTAAGTGGGATAAGGTTGAGTTCAGTATCCCGGAGGAATGGAATCACAGCCCTATTCTATTCAGAGAAGTAGTACCCAGTAATGCCTGGAGAAAAGATTTCTTTGATTTAGAAAAGACTAAGGATCTCAAGTCTCCACAGCTGTTCAGACTTTCAGAGTCTAATCTTAAGTATGCAGAGAAGAACCCACATTGGAAACACATTGATGAGTTCTTCTTTACCTCTACAGAAGATGGGGGTCTTGTAGCCAGTGAGTATCTGAAAGCAATATTGACACAGGATGTTATTACAGAAACTGGGATACATAAGTTTGATTGGGTAGCTTCTCGTGTATGTGAAAGTCTGCTCCCAGACCTGCATAGGGCGTACAAACGATTGTACAGACTTAAGCAGCATACTATTCATAGCAGTGCCCTGACTGATAGTGACTCGTCAGACGATGAGCTCCTGTTCAGACATTATCTAAAAAACTTTATAGAGTATCAAAGAATCTGTAAGAGCGGAGATGTATCTTTACGTAAGCAGAAATCAAGAGAGTTCTTTGTTGTAGATGTTCCCACCATCGACGCATACGACGAAGACATAGTAGGTCTACTGACAGTATTTGAAGAAGCGCATGCCGACATCGGGGAGTTTATGAAGGTTATAAAGAACGGCATAACTTCTACGACGTATCTGGGCGATTCTAATGATATCATAGATCCGCTTACTACTCTTTTCTCTGCTTACAACAAATTCGATATCGAAGTCCCGGATGTTGAGGTACCGAGACTTTGGTTTAGTTTAACCCCACCTCAAACCAATTAACTAAAATAATATGGTAAATATAAATGTCGTAGAGGACAACATATCTGTCTCCATCGGTGAGGATTTCAGCGTTGTTCCCTACAACAAAGTGACGTACAAGCGTCTCTTTGATTTGTCTGTGCAGGCCAATGCTGCTCAGTCATTTGAAGAGTATGAAATGTACAGCAATTCAATTGCACAAATTGTAGAAGAGAACGGAGTAGATGCTCAGCAGCTCATTGAATCAAGATGTAGTTACTTGAAATACAATGAGTTGACTAAGCAATACTTCTTGACTCATGACGATGAGGAGATATCTGATATCCCTATGCCGCAGTCTCTTGTAGATAGAATTATGGATTCTGTTGACAAGGACATTGACTTTCTCCCTGTGGTAAAGTTGTGGACTAGATTCTTGCGCAACCCATTGCTCAGGGACAAAGGTGCAGATTTTGCTGAGCGCTTTGCCGATTTTGTAAACATGAAGTATGTGCATCCGGAGAACAAGAAAGTCTTTATGGATAAAGGTCTTGCCGAAGATGTAGCTACGGATCTTGCTACTGTTTATCAAATCAAGATAACTAACGAGGGCCTCCTCAATGGTTACAAAGTGTCTCGTGAAGTCATGCACAAGTTTGATGCTGAGACTGGGGAACGCATGCCTCGTTACAAGCGTACCTTTAACGTAGATACTGGTGAGATTGAGTCAGAAGGACTCCCAGAATTTGTGGAGCAAAGACTCTTCGAGCCAGCTGTTATGGGTAATACCGGTGATGCCTTCTATTGTGGGGACTCTCTCGGACATTTTATTCGTGTCGGGCGTACTCACAAGTTGGAGTCATGGGATCAGGTAAACACAGATGACAATAGGAGTTGTGTTCCTGGTTTGCACATCGGTGGTTTGTATTACATCAATGGATATGGGGGTGAGATTCACAATGTCTTTGTAGACCCTATGCATATTGGTGCAATACCCTGCTCTACTGATGGGGCTATCCGATGCCTGCAATACTTTGTACACTCTAGCTTGGCTGGGGTGAATGGTAGTATGTATCATTCATCTAAGTATGCCGCACTCACTGACCAGGAATGGGAAGAGATGCGCAAGGAGAT